TTGTACCAGACATCATATTTGTTGATTATTTAAATATCTGTGCGGCAGCAAGATTTAAAAATGGTGCAAATGTAAACTCCTATATGTACATAAAGGCAATAGCAGAAGAATTGCGAGGTCTTGCAGTAGAAAATAACGTACCCATATTTACAGCAACTCAAACAAATAGAGGTGGTTTTGCAAATACGGATGTCGGTCTTGAAGATACTAGTGAATCATTCGGTCTGCCTGCTACTGCTGACTTCATGTTTGCGGTCATTGCTACAGAAGAACTAGATGAAATGAATCAAGTCTTAATAAAACAACTGAAAAATAGATATAACGATACCGCTATTAATAGAAAATTTGTGGTGGGAATCAACAGGTCTAAAATGAAACTGTACGATGTGTCTAAGGGTGAACAAGCAGATTTGGTATGCTCTGGACAGTCTACATACAGTAGAGATGACTTGGATGAGAAATTCAGTAAACGAACTGATACTAAAGTCGGTGAACCATTTTCTGATTGGAATATTTGAAGGAGATAAACATGAACGAAAAAGAACTTAAAGACTGGGCGGATTGGGCAAATGCATATGAAACAACCATGGATGAAGAGAATGGTGCGGGTGAAAAAGGTACTGATAAACTAAAAGATAAGTATACTAAAGAAACACCAGGCCAAACATCGGATGTAGATAGTAAGGATTCCTCACAAAAATGAGTATGATTGTTGATAAAAAATTTATCAACCTAATTTCAATTGAACTTAGAAATTTCAAATGGAAAAAAGAATCTCAGGCACAATGTTCATGTCCGATTTGTGGTGATAGCAAAAAAGACGCAAAAAAAGCAAGAGGTTATTTTTATCAGAAACATGGACGTTTTTTTTATAAGTGTTTTAACTGTGGATACTGGTCTAACATATATAAATTTTTATCTCAAGTTTCCCCAGATTTGTGTAAAGAGTACGGACTTGAATCCTTTAAGGGAAACATTAACAACGACCGATTGGTAAAAAAGAAAAAGGTTACTAGGAAAAACGATGGAGAAGAAATTGTGAGAGGGTTATTCAGTAAAAATCCTTCTAATATTAAAAAGATAAGGGATGGATACAAAGTTCTTAATAATTTGGTAAAATTAAAAGATTTACCAAATGACCACAACGCTGTAAAATTCGCTAATATGAGGTTGATTCCTAAGGAATACTGGGATTTGCTTTATTATACCGAAGACTTTGGTAAATTTTCTAAGGGTCTAGACCCAGAAACTAATTACAAAGAATCAGAAGAAAGACTAGTTATCCCATTTTTTAATAGCAGAGGTGACGTAGTAGCGGCACAAGGCAGAGCATTAAGCATGTCTAGTGAAGCAAATGCTAGAAACACAATAAAATATCTTACTGTAAAAGCAGACAAGAGTATAGACAGACTGTTTTATGGTCTATGGAGATGTAATCCTGAAAATAGAGTTTATATAGTAGAAGGGCCGATTGATAGTTTATTCATCAAAAATGCAATTGCAATGGTTGGTGCCAGTTCTATAAATAAACTCCCTGTAAGATTGCATAATAAAGATGTGGTATTTGTTCTCGATAATGAACCAAGAAATGAACAGATTGTTAAATTTAATGAAGAACTCATTAAACAAGGAAGACAAGTCTGTATCTGGCCTGAATCTTTAAAAGAAAAAGATATTAATGACATGTCGTATAGGATTTCGACTCGTAAAATCCAAAAAATGATTGATGAAAACACATTTCGTGGTCTTGAGGCAACAGTGAAACTTAATAAATGGAAGAAAATATGAATAAAAATATGAATAATTGTAAACTTGAATATTTGTGGTTAGATGGTTATAAAACACCCAATGTTAGAAGCAAAACTAAGTATTGTAAGGTAAACCCTTATTATGACGATGGTAGATTAACCTTAAAAGATGTTCCTGAATGGGGATTTGATGGGTCTAGTACGAAACAAGCAGTGGGTAGCGATAGCGATTGCGTTTTAAAACCAGTATCAATTTATAATAATACTGTTGATAGTATTATAGGGAACAATTCATACATTATACTATGTGAAGTAATGAATTCTGATGGTACACCACACAAATCTAACACACGTGCTAAACTTCGAAAATTAGAAAAAGAATTTAACAATCAAAATTTTTTGTTCGGTATTGAACAAGAATACACTGTAATAGATAACGCTAACAATAAACCTTATGGATGGCCTGAAAATGGGTATCCATCACCACAAGGTAGATACTATTGTGGTGTGGGTGGTGATGTGGTTGCAATGAGAGATTTGATACACGAACATGCAATGGCCTGTAATACAGCAGGTATTCCTCTCTGTGGTACAAACGCTGAAGTGATGTTGGGTCAGTGGGAATACCAAATTGGTACTGCAGGAATCCTAGAAATATGTGATTATCTGTGGGTTGCCCGTTATATGTTAGAGGTTTTAGCAGAAACAAAAAATGTGAGTATTAGTTTAGACCCCAAACCTGTTACAGGTGATTGGAACGGTTCAGGTGCACACATTAACTTCTCTACAGAAAGACTCCGTGAAGAAGGTGGAAAAGGATATATCACTGGTATTATAAAAAATTTGATGGACAAACATGAGGAACATATTGAAGAATATGGTATTGGAAATGAAGACAGGTTAACAGGAGAACACGAAACTCAACATATTGATGTTTTTTCTTCTGGTGATTCAGACAGAGGTGCATCTATTCGTATCCCCCCAATTACTTCTAAAACACTGAAGGGATATCTTGAAGATAGAAGACCATCAGCAAATATGGACCCCTATCGTGCAGTAGCAAAGTTGGTTAAGACAGTTGGTAGTGTAAGTAAAGTTGTTAACTCATTATGAATAAAAAAGACATTAAAAAGGCCTTTGAGGACATTCTTCAATATGGTTGGATGTGGGGACACCCAAAATATATTAACGACTGGGATTTGCTTTATCAATATTATAAAGAAGAATTGAATAATGGTAAAGATTTTAAACCAGACAAGAGCAACAAAGCAGTAGCAAAATAAAAAAAGAATATACACTAAACGGTATTGGAATGGACTGATGGCAGTATTTAGAAAATTTTATAAATTAAAAATCGAGTTCTTATTCCGTTGGGAAATTCAACAGTACATCAAAAATATTATTAAAGATACCTTGTTAAAAATGGAAAAAAAGAATAAATATGGTCGTGTGATTTTAAAAAGGATTTTTTATGTGTGAATATTTACCAACCGATTATCAATCATTTATCCATAGAAGCAGATATGCTAGATGGATGGAAGACTTAAATAGAAGAGAAACTTGGGAAGAAACAGTTGATAGATATATAAATTTCTTTAAGGAACATCTTGGTAAAACTTTAGGTTATAAGATGAGTCCAAAAGTAAAAAATGAAATTAAAAATGCAATATTAAATCTGGAAATCATGCCTTCTATGCGTTCATTAATGACAGCGGGCGAAGCATTAAAGAAAGATGCGGTATCAGGTTATAACTGTGCATATCTTGCTATTAATAGAGTACGGGCATTTGACGAAGTTCTTTATACTCTAATGTGTGGAACAGGTGTTGGTTTTAGTGTTGAACGTAACTACGTCAACAAATTACCTACTATTTCTGAAGAATTTGAAAATTCTGACACCACTATTGTGGTTAAAGATAGTAGAATAGGTTGGTGTCAATCATATAAGGAATTAATATCCCTTTTAATCACTGGTCAGATTCCAAAATGGGACATGTCTAAAATACGACCAAATGGTTCACGGTTAAAAACCTTTGGTGGTAGGTCTTCTGGACCAGAGAGTTTAGAAGAATTATTCAATTTTACAATTGCAACATTTAGAAAAGCAAGCGGTAGAAAACTAACCACAATTGAATGTCATGACTTAGTATGTAAAATTGCAGAGATTGTAGTTGTTGGTGGTGTTCGTCGTAGTGCATTGCTATCTTTATCTTCATTAACTGATGAAAGAATGAGAGTAGCAAAAACTGGACAATGGTGGGCTATTGAACCACAACGTGCCTTATCAAACAACTCTGTTTGTTATAAAGAAAAACCAGAAATTGGTACATTCATGGACGAATGGATTTCCCTTTACAAATCAAAATCTGGAGAGCGTGGTATCTTTAATAGAGAATCAGCAGAAAGAACAATTGAAAATATTGAAGGTCAAAGACGAGAATTGGGATATGACTGGGGATGCAATCCTTGCTCAGAAATCATACTTAGAGATAGAGAATTCTGTAATCTTTCTGAGGTTGTGGTTAGAGAAGATGATACTGAAGAAACTCTAACTAGGAAAGTTCAACTTGCTACAATTTTAGGAACATGGCAAGCAACACTCACAGACTTCCGCTATTTGTCTAAAGAGTGGAAAAACAACTGTGAAGAAGAGAGATTGCTTGGTGTATCAATGACTGGTATTATGGACTGTAAATTTACTAATGGTGATAAGAAAACAATTGGTAAACTACCAGAATTATTAGCAAATCTAAGAAAGACAGCAATCAAGACAAATAAAGAATGGTCTGACAGATTGGGCGTTAACCAATCTGTAGCAATCACCTGTGTAAAGCCTAGTGGTACAGTTTCTCAATTGGTAGATTCTGCATCGGGTATCCATGCTCGTCATTCTGAATATTATATTAGAACAGTACGTGCTAACACAAAAGACCCTTTATGTCAGTTTATGATAGATGAAGGTTTTCCTTTTGAACCGTGTCATATGAAACCAGACTCTACTATTGTTTTTTCATTCCCAATTAAGTCACCTAAAAACGCAATATTTAGAAAAGACAAAAACGCAGTAGAACAACTTGAACTGTGGCTATTGTATCAAAAACATTGGTGCGAACATAAACCTAGTGTTACAATAACCGTTAAAGAACATGAATGGTTAGAAGTCGGTGCTTGGGTTTATAGCAACTTTAATAATATTTGTGGTATTTCATTTCTTCCTTACTCTGACCACAGTTATAAACAAGCGCCATACCAAGAGTGTAACAAAAAAGAATTCAATGGACTCTGTAAACAGATGCCTAAAGAGGTAAATTGGTCTAAGTTGAGTAAATATGAGCAGGAAGATAACACGGTGGGGTCACAAACAATGGCCTGCAGTGGTGGCTCCTGCGAGGTAGTTGATTTAAATTAATTAGATTTTATACATAACAAGAATCTTTTACAAAAAGCAATTGGAGTTGATTGCTTTAGGTGCATACTGCACCAACCTCTCTAGCCAGAGGATAATTTTCTTTAAAGGAGAAACAAAATGGCTAAATGTACAGACAGTTGCGAAACAGATGTCGTAACAAATGCGTTAGGTAAGGTCGGTGTATGCCGCCAAATGCTAATCACATTAGCACTTCTTCCATTTGCATGGAACGGTGTTACTTGGATTGGTGGGGCAGTTCGTGAACTTTGGGGTTTGATTCAAGGCGTATAATCGTCTTGAACTAATAAAAAAGGAGATAATTATGAATATCTCAAAAATTACAAAGTTTGGAATCGCATCACTATTTGCAGGAATTGTATGTGGTGTTGCAGGTGCTGACACAAACGCAGAACTTCAAGAACGGCTTGCAATAGCGGAAGCAAAAATTGCAGAACTTTCTACATCAGACAGAGATGAATGGATAAACGATAAACGGGCAGATGAAATCCGTCAACTCGTCCACGATGTTCTTGCAGATGCAGATACCCGTGCAAGTATGCTTGGTAACGGTTCGCCCGTTACAGTGAATGTTCATGGTTTT